ACAGATGTAGTGCCAAGAATACTCCAATTTATGCTTTTTGGTATAATTTTTATAAATTCATCAAAAGAATCTGAAATACTCGCAAACAAACTTCCTATTGAACTGGTGCTTGTGCTTTCGCTCATAATGTTATATTATAAATAGAATATAATTAGACTATAAGTTTGCATTCATTCCTAAATTCAAAAGTCGCCATCCTTTATACCACCTACAAATTTTCCATCGCGGTTTTCTTCCCATGACATTCTCTACAAAGTGCGACTAGATTGTCTACTTCATTACCTCCGCCATGTTCCAGACGCACCTTGTGGTCTACTTCAAACCATGCATTGAGCTGTTGTTTGCATCCGTTGCATTTCCAGTCCTGTTGGGACGCCACGTATTTCTTCTTGGTTTCGCTGACGGACCGTTTTGTCGCTTTTCCGCCGGACGACATAATCCGTTTTTCTTGTTGCATTTGATGCGACCCAGGGATTTGGTTGTTGAATTCAAACCCGGGGTTCATGTCGCTATTGAGCGCGTCCATAAAATGCCGCCTGCTCCCTCCATCGTTGTCGCCAGATGTGAAGTCAATAATGGGGGCGATTAGTCCCATGGAGGTTTTGTCAATAGGCATATATTTCACCATATTGTTAGCATACATGAGGATGTTTTTGGTATGGGCGGGGTTGCGACGAACAAGGAGGTATAACATAATCCCCATAAACGCGACAAAGGCCATTTGGTAGTATTTTTTCCAAGACAGGATTATTTTCAAATACTTACCGTCGTAATACATATTATAAAGTATAAATACTGTGATTGCCAGAATAATTATCTCTAACCTCATAATATAATATAATATATATTTGTGCTATTGTTGGTGTTATTGTTGGTGTTATTGTTGGTGTTATTGTTGGTGTTATTGTTGGTCTAAGTGTTCCGTAATTTTATCAAAAACGCTGCGAACATTTGTGGTTCGGTTATGTAACTGGTAGTCCCGATATTTGCTCGGAACAGTTTTGCATTTTCTAAATAGTTCTGTAAGCAAATCTAATTCCGTTGTTAGCTGGTCCACATTAATTGGTCTAATCGCGGTTTCAAATAAAAAAGAGACAATAATTTGTTTAAGTTTATTAAATGCCGCGACTTCTTGCTCGTTTAATTTCTCATAATTGTAATAATATAGTTCTAATATTGTGGCATATGACATGATAAACCCCCACAAGTCCGCGTTTTTAATAAACACCTCCTCAAAGTATTTCAAGAGATTTAGTTCGCCGCGCATGGTGTATTTTGATAAAATCGTGGTTAAATAGTCCGCAATGTAAAAATACGTGAACATATAATCATGCTGTTGTTTTTGTGTTTTTTCATTCAGGTCGTCATCTAAACTTTGCAAATCCTCTAAATCCTCATCAAAAACATTGTTAGTATTACTGTCACTGTCACTATCACTATCACTGTCCTCTTCATTCAGCATTAATAACTGCAACGTTTGGTTAATGGCTTGAAAATGACCCATACCTCGTTCTTTAAACCAAACTATTATAAATTGAAGTACCACTTTTTTAATGGTTTTGTAATTTGGCGAGGGCGTTTTTTTCAACATGCCGTTGTATAAAGATAGAAAATGATTATTGAATAAAATAACGGAAAATGGCAGATTATATTGCAATGGCTTATTCAATAACTTAACAGGGATTTCATGCCCTTTGGTCCATTCCACTGATATTCCCCAATCAATTAATCTAGTATATAATTTTGATTGAACGACACCATTTTTTACCCCGTTTTCTTCCTTTTTAGTTTTCTTTTTTGCTTGAACAAGTATGTTTGTTTCTTTAATATCGCAATGGTATATGTGTATCTGGTTCATTAAAACAATCCCATTATTAAGCAAGTCTATTAGAGATATGTTCAGTTGGATTAATGATTCTTCGCTATGATGTTTTGCCAAAAAATCGCCGACATCTACTCCACCATTGGGCATATTAATCGCCAATACATTATCCAGATGTTCATTAATATTTGTACTGGTTAAATCTTGTTTTTGCAAGGTAGTGCATTTTTTATTATAATATTTCAAATCTGCCGTGGTTAGTTTATCTGGCGTGCAAATAGTAACCTCTTCTAATAAAAAGTAGTCCGTGTAGTCCGGAATATGCTCCAGTTTTTCTTTATATTTCGTTATAAATTTGTATTCATCTTCGCTATGGCGCGTTGTCATTAATTTGCTGACCTTATTGCGAAGACGGGGTTCGCCTTTGCATTTGAGCGCGGGTTTAAAAATGCAACCATAGCCGCCGGAATTAATCACGTCGCCTCCGGTGCTTGCGCCTTCTCCACTGCTTGCACCTTCTCCACTGCTTGCGCCTATAATTGCGTTTTCTTGTGTGCGTTTATGTTTTCGCGTGCTTTTGCGTCCAGTCACATATTGTTTATTTTGGTGTCTTATATGTCTAGTATATTTTGTAGAAACCATTACAGTTATAATAATTATAGATATTTATTTGTATTACTTGTTGCATTACTTGTTGCATTACTTGTTGCATTACTTGTTGCATTACTTGTTGCATTACTTATCGTATAAATAATATATCGCCCCTCCCAGCCCTAAAACAATGACAACATATATTAGTTTTTGTTTTAGTCTATACTGCTCAATCGTTTGCTGCGTTTTGGGTTTGTATTCTTCATAATATTGCGCATAAAAATCGTGTAACGACAGCTCGGGCTTTTCCAGTTTAGTATTAATTTTATTATGAATAAAGTGCGTCCACCGTATAAATGCATCACGCGAATCCAAATATGGTGCCACCGGATACAAATCCAACAATTTACTAAACTCGGCCGCAATATCATTCACAGGAATAAATAGAGGCAAACTATAAATAAAATCGTAATATTTCTTTTTGGTTGTGTCGTTTGGACTATGAGGATAATTCAGTGCAATAGTGTGTATCATAAACCAATAATGCGGTCCCCATATTTTTGGATTTAATCCCATTAAGTTAAACTAATATAAAAAGAACTTTAGTTAAACATATATACAAGTCAACTCGTAATAATGCAATTGAATGATAATGACAATGACAATACAAATATTTCTATTAAAATGCCATCCAATAGTTCTAGTACGAGCTTGGTTGATGACACATTAGAAACTATCGACCTTGGCGATATTGGCGACTTTACCGACCTAACGGAAGAAAATGACCTAACGGAACTATTAGACAACGCCGAAATTACGGGGATTACAGGGATTACAGGGATTACGGGGATTACAGGAGCTAGTAACGGCTTTAGTAACGGCTTTGGCATTAATGAAAATTGCAACCCAGGGTCCAAGGACCCGTCTTTTATAAAGGATTTAAAAGGGTTGAATGTTAAAAACAACAATATATGCAATAACTGCAGCAAGCACGGCCATTTGTTTCATCAATGCAAACTGCCCATCATCAGTTATGGTATTATTGCATTTAGGCATAGCTCGGCGGGGCTTCAATTCTTAATGATACGCCGTAAAGACAGTTTCGGCTACATTGATTTCATACGAGGCAAATACCCCTCCAATAATATTGAGCAATTGCAAAACATTATTAATGAAATGAGCGTCAATGAAAAACAGCAATTATTAAGTCAACCCTTTGAAACCCTGTGCAAACAAATGTGGGGTGAACATAATATGCAATACAGGAGCGAAGAAATCAACTCGCAAAAAAAGTTTGAACTGCTAAAACACGGCCTAACCATTGATGATGAAGTGCATACCTTGAAGTCCTTGATTGAGAATAGCCCCACCCATTGGAGCGAAACCGAATGGGAATTCCCTAAAGGACGCAGAAATTACCAGGAGAACGATTTAGATTGCGCGCTGAGAGAATTCTCCGAAGAAACTGGATACTTGCAGAGCGACATATCCATTGTTGAAAACGTAATGCCGTTTGAAGAAATATTCATTGGGTCCAATTACAAATCATACAAGCATAAATATTATTTGGCTTATATGAACACCGACCAGTTTTCTAATGCAACGGATAACACATTTATAACGCAGTACTCTAGTCGCGTGGACAACTTGCAAAACTTTCAGCGGAGCGAAGTGAGCAAAATCGCGTGGAAAACCTGCGACGAATGCATTGACTTAATTCGGCCATACAATTTAGAAAAAAAACAGTTAATCATTAATATTAATAAAGTTCTAACTGATTATATTTTATATTAGACTATATTAAGTAATGCTCCCTGCACAACCTCTAACTAAAGAGCAGGCTAATCCAAAACTAAATCCAAAGCTAAATCCAAAGCCTGTGCCAGCGCCTACAAAAAAACGCGGCACAAGAAAACTGCGACTTGTGGACGCCTCTCAAACTCAATATGAACTAAATAAATGCGACAACCCCGCAAATTATGAAGACATCAATGGACCTTGCAATAAATTATTGCTTAAACATGAGCAAAATGAACGCGCCGAATTGGCTTCTCAAATGCCCGCATCTGCATCTAGTTACGATTATTTATATCCCTCTTTAAACGACAACTCCTTCAATGAAAAAATCACGAAAAAACAAGAGTTCAACGACACCCAGTATGAAGGAATTAAAACTGAAGAGGGGGAAGACGGCAACCCGGTTGCCATGGACGTGGAAACCTATTCCAACATTTTAAGCAACGCGCCTTTTGAATTACAGCCTCATCAAGCATTTGTCAAAAACTTTTTATCTTTGCAAACGCCCTATAATAGCTTGCTCCTATATCACGGGCTCGGGTCAGGGAAGACCTGCTCAGCGATTGGCGTTTGCGAAGAACAGCGCGAATATTTGAAACAAATGGGCATTAACAAGAAAATCATCATTATTGCCGCCCCCAATGTGCAAGACAATTTTCGGCTCCAGCTTTTTGACGAGCGCAAACTGGTGGAAACGGACGGACTATGGAACATTCGCGCCTGCACCGGCAACAAAATGTTGAAGGAAATCAACCCGACCAACCTGCGTATGCTAACCAAAGAAATGATTGTCAAACAAATCAATCATTTAATCAACACTTATTACTCGTTTGTCGGTTACATTCAGTTTGCCAATATGGTGGACGAAATCATTGCCAAAGTGGACGCGGCATTAGGAGATAGCGCGGAAGAAACCCGGCAAAAATACATTAATGCACAGCTTAATAATGAATTCAACAACAGCCTTATTGTCATTGACGAGGTGCATAATATAAGAATTGCGGACGAAAACCCGCGGAAATCCGCCGCGGTAAACCTCATGAAAATCGCGCACTCGGTGGAAAACCTCCGCTTTCTTCTCCTCTCTGCCACCCCAATGTATAATAATTACGCCGAAATTGTATGGTTGCTAAATCTCATGAATGTCAATGACAAACGCGCCGCAGTAGAAATTAAACAAATCTTTAATCCCGATGGCCAGTTTTTAGTAGACCTGTCCAAACCCGAAGGCGAACAAAATGTCGGCGAACGTCTATTTGTTCAAAAGTGCACCGGGTATGTCTCCTTTGTGCGCGGCGAGAACCCTTACACCTTCCCGTTTAGGGTCTATCCCGACCTCTTTGCTGAACCCGCCAACAATTTCATCAGCGCATTAAAAGATGCTGCGGACCCAAAGGATGCAGAACATCCAGAATACCCCGCGTATCAAATGAATAACAAACCGATTGATAAAGAGACCCCGCCAATTATTCCCATGTTTTTGACAAGCATCGGCGAAACCCAAATGTACGGATATAAATGCATCATTAATTACTTGAAACGCGAACAACAGCAGCTCACCAATGATGCGCTCAAGTTTGAAAATATGGAGACGTTCGGTTATACTATCCTGCAAAAACCGATTGAAGCGCTTAATATGGTCTACCCAGTAGACGGGCTAAAAGAGTATGCCAAAGAACTGGAAGTCGCCGCATCCGCGGTGAAAGAAGCGACCGCAATAGATGTCCCTGTTAGCCCGGAGAAACTCAAAGAATATAAGTCTTCCCCTCTTGTTAAAGAATTGGAACAAGAACAAAAGGAAGAAAGTGTTAGAGAAGGATTAGATGTAGAGGGTGAAGGCTTAGAAGGCGAAGGCTTAGGAAAAGGCTTAGAGGGTGGCGCACCAACTATTCGAGGCACCCTTTCAAATATCACCGGCAAGTCTGGCCTCAAGTATGCAATGCAGTTTGAAGGCGCCGGCGACTCCGCGATAAAGGGCAACTTTGAGTATAGACCCCGCATTTTAAAAAAGTATGGGCGCATCTTTTCTCCCGACAACATCCACCTTTATAGCGCAAAAATCGCGCAAATATGCGCCTGCATTCGCCGAACAAATCGCGATGGTATAGGGTTCCGTGTCAGCAAAGGCATTATTTTGATTTATTCCCAGTATATTGATAGCGGGCTTATCCCTGTTGCGCTCGCCCTAGAAGAACTCGGATTTACCCGCTACGGCAAAGATAGCAAGTCGCTCTTTAAAACGCCGCCCCCCAATACGCCCGTAGATGTAACCACTATGCTACCAAGACAGGGGAAATCGCCATTTATGCCAGCTCGTTATACCATGATTACAGGCGACAAGCGACTGTCCAAAAACAATGACGCCGACATTAAGGCGATAACCAGCATTAACAATAAGGACGGGAATATCATTAAAGTCGTCCTCATCTCTACCGCCGGGTCAGAGGGCATTGACCTCAAATTTATTCGCCAGGTGCATATATTAGACCCGTGGTATAACATGAACCGCATTGAACAAATTATTGGGCGCGCAGTCCGTAATTTCAGTCATAAAGACCTACCCTTTAATGAACGCAACGTGGAAATATTTTTGCACGGCACGCTTCTGTTAGAGCAAGATGCCGCAGAAGAAGCGGCCGACCTATATGTTTATCGTGTAGCTGAAATGAAGGCAATACAGATTGGCAAAATAAGTAGGCTGCTTAAAGAGACTGCGGTGGACTGCGTATTAAACTACGAACAAACCACTCTTACGCGCACACATTTTGAAGAGATGGGGCAAAAGCCGGTCGCGCAACTGCTCTCGTATTATACAACAGACGACGAAAGCATTCAGTATAAACTGGGAGATGTACCCTTTTCTGCGACGTGCGACTATGGGCAATGCGAGTATAAATGTTTGAATTTGAACAATGTGGGTGGATTGGAGGAAACGCCGACGCCTCCGCCGGCGGAGATTAGCCGCGACACTTATAACGAGAAGTTTATCATGTCAAATGCGGAGAAGATTGTGCAAAAAATCAAAGATATTTTTTCTAACAAAGAAAACGGTCACCATTATTTTTATAAAAAGGCGCACTTACGTCAGCTAGTGAACACCCCACGCGTTTTTCCTGAACTCCAAATTTATGCGGCAATAAGTAAGCTTATTTATGATAAGAGTGAGTTCATTACAGATTTTTATAATCGGGCAGGCAACCTAGTTAATGTTGGCGATTATTATCTGTTTCAACCTGCGGAATTTGGCAATAATGTCGCAAATATTTCTTCCTTTGACCGCACTGTGCCAGTGGATTATAAACCTGTTTCTATTAATATTAATACAGAGGGCCGTGCTCCACAAGCAGCGGTGCATTATGCAAAAGATGTTCATTCTTTGGGTAAAAAGTTTGCTGAAAAGGAAGAAGACCCAGGAGAAGAGGTAGGAGTTGGGGTTGAGAAAGCAGATAAGCCAGCTAAAAACGCTGACCATATTGTATTGGATAAAATTAAAAAACAGTATTACATTGCGATGCAATCTATGCAAGAGTATGCAACATTGGAAAAAACTGCGCCTACGTCGGCTGAGCTGGAGGAATATAGCGGGTATATGAGGGATCAAAACCTGTTCCGCCAGGGCAAAACTAAAGCCAATTTGAGCCCATTGCAAAATGTAAAACTAAAAACCCTCTCTACTAAACTGAACACGTTTAAAAAGGGTATCAAGCAAATAGTGGAACCGGATGAGTTTACAGAGAACGACTTTGTTGATTTAGGTTCTTTCAAACATAAAGAGGAAGAAGGAAAAAAGATGTCCAAAAATGAGAAGAAACAGTATTCCGAGCTTCAAATGAAATATGACCGCGCCATCAATTTGCGCCTCACTATGGACAATTCAGAACCAAACGACAATTGGTTTAATTATTGCGGGGTCGCATTGCATAAGCTCCAGCAAATACCATTGAATGGCGCCAAACCAAATAAAGATGTTATGCGAAAAATGGGAAGATATTTAATTGAACACTCGGTAGACGTATTGCTGTATACTGACAAAATACGGTTATTAAATGCATTGCAAAGCATTTCGCCAGAAGACCGCGATATAGTGGAAAATGACGCATACAGTTACATGACCCGACCTGCAAACAAGCCGGAGAAAGTGGTTAAAGTCGGACGTCGCGAATTTTTAATTTTGTATGACGGGAAAACTCAAATTGAGAAAAACTATGATGACGATAAGCGCAAGCTGCTCGTGCTAAACAAGGAACGATGGGAGCTTGCGAATGCGTCGGCCAATAAAGATTTCAATGAACAAGTGGAGAAGTTAAAGGAAGACTTTAAACGCGAGAACATGAATAACCGGATTAATAATTTAATCGGGTTTATTGGCTATGAAAAGCAGGGAAAACACCTGTTGTTTAAAACAAAAGACATAACTAGCGACCGCAATCTGGTGGGCGCGCGATGTGACCAGACAGGCAAAACCGAGCTATTAAAAATGTTGAATGGCTTGGTGGGGTCCCGCGTGTTTACTGAAATCACGACCAAACTGTCGGGGCAACAAGAGCTGTGCGCAATGATGGAACTACTGTTCAGGTATAGCCACGATATTGAGGCACAAGGCAAGCTGTGGTTTTTCTCGCCGGAGGAGACGGAACTCTATAATTTGGAGCATTGCAAAATAAAAAATAAAAAATTCGTGTGCCAACAGCTGTAATAACAGCCATAATAATCATCGCCATAATAATCATCGCCATAATAATCATCACCATCGCAATTAATAAAATTGAACTAATTTAATTAATATATTAAGAGTTTAAAGACTAATTCATAATATATAAAAGACTTAAAGATAATCTACAATTATTATAATGGAAGAACAATTAAACGAGCGGCCAAAACAATCTGTTATCGGACGCAGACCTCGCCCGACCAGATTAATTGAATCCATATATACCCGATGTTTAATTACCCGCTCCATTTGCGTACCCATCTATAATGTCGGCTCTAATTTAGAAAAAGTATTGGAAGAATACATCTCGCATTTATATGAAGGCAAATGCATCGTTGAGGGATTTATTAAACCCGGCTCCACCAAAATCGTCACCTACTCCAGCGGACTAATCCAAAGCATGAATGTTGTGTTTGAAGTCGTGTTTGAATGCGAAGCGTGTTTCCCAGTAGAAGGCACAAACATTTATTGCGTGGCCAAGAATATCACCAAGGCCGGCATTCGCGCAGAAAGCTCTACGGACAGCCCCAGCCCTTTTGTCGTGTTTATTGCGCGCGACCACCACTTTAATATGTCGCGGTTCTCCTCCATCAAAGAAGGCGACAAATTCATCGCAAAAGTCATCGGGCAACGGTTTGAATTAAACGATAAACAAATATCCATTATTGCAGAACTCAAAGACGTAAAATACACTGAACCCAGGTTTAGCAATAAACCACTTGTTAAGAGCAATATTGAATGCTAACACTGGACACTGTAAATATTGCATTATTCATTTGCATTTTATTATCTAATTATATATGCCTTATTTTTATAAAATAAAAGATGCTATAAATGCGGATGGAACTCCAAACAATTTGTGGTTCAAATATTTTTTATTTGTAGCAGGAGAAATTTTTAGGGGATGTAATTTTAAGAACATAATAATTCTCGGCGTATTCATCAAACCCAACAATGTAAAACATGTATTTACTAAATTACCAAATCCATCCACTGGAAGAATAGAACGTATGCCGTTTGAATTTATTACCGAAGATGCAGTGAGTAGTAATAACATAACTACTAAACCTTTAACGACCATGTCATATGACAAATTTACACGCATTGAAAGAACACTAACAGACCCAGGACCAATTGAAGAAAATGTTAATTTACAAGATATTATCAATGACCAACTAAACAATACAATAATTTATAAATTTTTAAAAATTGCGCCTACTATAAGCCCAGATGCTTATTTGCACATTACCTGTGAAAGAAATAAATATAGCATATTAACCAATGGATTGTATTCAGAAAAAAAATTAATACGAAGTATGCTAATTGGAAACAGCAGTAGTGGAGGTAATCGCAAATATAAAAATAAAACAATAAAACGCAAGAAAAGGCAAAAAAGACAACAGAAAACTAAATATTTACGGAGATAATGTATAATTATTACTTTTTAACAAGATTATGCAAATGGCTTAAAAGCATGCAATACATATTATATAAGTATATTTGCGCATGGAAATTCATAAAGCTTCGTCTTCTTCTTCTTCGTCTTCTTCTTCTAATTCCTTTGCAAACTTTTATCCTAACTCCAGCGACAACGAATGCGCAAGAGACCGCGAAATCATCTACGCCCTTGAGCTCACGCATATTCGCGAGATTATTGAAACTATGACCAAATTCAACCAAATTGAAGTGTTGAAAATCCTATGCAAAACCAAGGACATCACCATCAATGAAAACAAATACGGCATTCACGTCAACTTGAGTGAGCTCACCAAAGAAACCATTGATGAACTGAAAACATACATCAACTATGTAAACACACAAGAAATACAGTTGCACCATATTGAAAAACAAAAAGAGAGCTTTATTAATACATATTTTGCAAAAGATAATAAAGATAACACTAGTAAATGTATATAAGAGTAGAATACACTAAAATCACTAATACATTTATTTATGCACCATCATAACAGACCACGACCGAACAGTGCCAAAACAATTATAACTGCGCTGACCCCTCAATTGCAACAATCATATAATTCTATATTAAATGAATTACACGATTACACGCTCACGCAACCCTTCATGGACAACGCGTTATCGTTACAAGTTAATATTCATTCAGGTCATTCCTTTTCTTCTATTTCTTCTATTTCTTCCTTTAAATCTGTGAAAGAACCCAAACCAACTGTTCCACCTTCCATTCATTCTGATGCGCCGCCCCCCGTTCAAGTCGCACCATTAGCTCAATCTTTGAAGCCCGACCTATTAATCCCTTCTCAAAAAGACACCTTATTCTGGTGCTTTTATATCATGAAACATGGTCTCAATGCCTACACCACCATCGGTAATAAACATTTTCAAATTGAACAGGAAGAAAAAATCGCGGCGATTGAATTTTTGCGCACCAAAAAAGACGTGCTGAAAACGCACAAAATCAAACCGTTTACCAGCATTGAGAGCGACTTATCCCCTGGCAACTCCATTAATATCAAGACTTTTTTCGCGCTCGCCATTTGTTACGACTTGCCTGTTATCTATATTTATAAAAACACATACGTTGACAATCTTGATGTGAATGATGATGTTAATAATGTTAATAATGGATCCAGTCCTCACATAATTCAATGGACACGACCGAATGAATACGCATTTGTATACGACCCGTCGCAATGGTCAAGTCTCTGTTCCACAAAATACAAATGGCAATCCATTGATAAACCGGTGGGGCCGGCATCTTTGTATAAAATAACCGATATTTTAGAGCTTTTCAATAAATTGCAAATTCCCACAAACAACGCAAACACAGTATTTCATCTGGCTAAAAAACCCACCAAAAAAGAAATGTATGACGCAATACTCGCATATTTTATGTAATAAGGTAATAAGGTAATATAAGGTAATATAAGGTAATAAGGTAGATTTGCAAAAACGTAAAATTGATTAATAATATATCTATATAAAAATATATTATTATATTATACAATGTCATCTATTGAAAATCAACGCGCCAAAAAAATAAATGAAAAATTAATACTTATCCCTGCCACCGAAGCAGTGGACACTGCAACGCCTACACCTGCAGCCACACCTTTGATGAGCGAAAACGTTGAAGTCGCCGACCTCGCCGAAATCGCCGCTACCCGCGCAAATAAACGCTACGAAAAAACGCCCAAATTATCCAACGCCGAACTCCAAGTCGCATTCAATTCCCTCGTGCATGTATTCTTCCAAGAACGGCCTTATGAACAATCCCCCCAAGAAACTCCCGAACTAGAAGTCAAATTCGGCACAAAAGGCATTAAACCCATCACCAAAAATGACTACGACAATGTTATCAAAAAACTCAAAACACTCGGATTTACCCCCATTACCGACAGCGGTGAACATCTACTTCGCATGCAAAACCGCGCACTAGACCGCGCATCCGGACGCTTCAAAAAATCCAATGTGCGCGTTGAAATCGTCGGCCTACATAGCATTCAAAACTATTGCAATAATAACCGCATTAATGATGTGGATTTTGCAGTAAATATGCATTATAAACAAGACGTGCGCGCTACCGGCGACTATCCAAGGGGCACCATTGTGAATAACGGCTATTTCCAAAGTGTCGACTTTGACCATTTCAATTTTAGACTATCCTACAAAAAAGAAAAACGCGTCAGCAATAATGGACACATCGGCATGGACATCATGAGCAGTTGGGACAACTCTAAAAAAGAATTCCGCTACATTAACCGCGTCACGTTTGTTCACGCATTGTTCCCGTTTAAAATTGACCTGAGCATCGTCAAATCATCCGCATGGGACTTCAAAACCGGCCCGGTTCTTTCCACCAGCTTTCAGAGCTCCGGCGTTATCTCCAACCCAGAACACTACGAAATTGAAATTGAAGTGGACAACAAAAAGTTGGGCGACCCGTCGTTTTTGGCAAAAGACGGCGTCCCCTTATTACTCTCCATGTTGCGCAAAGTCATCAAATACGTCTTGTGCGGACTTCAAGAAACCAACTTCCCTATCGCATATACCGAGCAGCAATCCGTCTTGGACCAATATATTATGATGCTCCATAAAGCCCCGTTGGAACGCCGCATTAACTCCCGCGACTTCATCGGCTACCAATCTCATACCCTACAAGTCAAAAATATCGTCCCGCCAAATAAAAATTCCAATGACTATAACATTCACTCCGGTTATGTCGTCACTGAAAAGGCGGACGGCGACAGAACACTCATGTTTATCGCGGCCAATGGCAAAATCTACCTCATTAATTCCAGCATGAAAGTCATATTCACCGGCACCATTACTGAAAAGAAAGAACTGTTTAACACACTCCTTGACGGCGAACTCATTGTACATAACAAATATAACAACTATATCAACTTGTACGCCGCATTTGATATTTATTATTTGAACGGGGATGACATTCGCAAACACTATTTTATGCCTTCCCAAGAAAAAGAAAAAGACGACCCACTCAAGTCCCGACATTACTGGCTCAATCAAGTCATTGATAATTTAGAACTTAAATCTGTCGTGGAATCCGACATTGCAACCCCCATTAGAATTATATGCAAACAGTTCTATCCCAAAAAATACACCGAAACCATATTCCAAGCATGCAATACCATACTTACCAATATTGCAGAAGGCATATTTGAATACAACACCGACGGACTTATTTTCACTCCCATCAGCTTTGGAGTTGGCGGGTACGAACGAGGCGCCGTCAGCGCCCCAGAACGCACCTCGTGGGAAGCCTCCTTTAAATGGAAACCCCCGCGTTTCAACACCATTGACTTCCTAGTCACCACTAAAAAGAACAGCGCCGGTCAAGACCTATTAACCTCCATGTTTGAAGAAGGCGTGAACGCCGGCGTCGGCAGCCAAAACAAACGCTACAAAACGCTCATCCTGGAATGCGGCATTGATGAAAAACGCGACATCTATTTGAACCCATGTCAAGACATCATTGATGATATTCTTCCTTCCTTTAAAGCCGACGGCAAACTCACCTATAAACACATGCAATTTTACCCGACCACACCATTTGATGAAGAGGCCGGCATATGCAACATTATGGTCACACGCGATGAAACCGGCGCGGACCAAATGTTCACTTTAGAGGGCGACGTCATTAATAACAACACCATTGTTGAATTCAGCTACGACTTGACAGACCCGAGCAAACCCAAACACTGGAGATGGTCCCCTCTGCGTGTCCGTTACGACAAAACCGGCGAACTCCGTAACGGCCAAAAAACGTATGGCAATGATTACCGCACGGCGAATTCCAATTGGTCCTCTATTCATAACCCCGTCACGGAAGAAATGCTCATGTATGGAGTAAACATTCCCGAAATCATGTATGATGACGACATTTACTACAACGAACAGTCCAGTAACGCCACCACAACTACACGTGGCCTTCGCGATTTTCACAATTTATTTGTAAAGAAGTCTTTAATACGCGCAGTGTCTAAACCTGGCGACACGCTCATTGATTTCGCATGCGGCAAGGCGGGCGACATGTCCAAATGGATTGCGGCCGGATTATCCTTCGTATTCGGCATTGATGTTTCCAAAGACAATTTGGAAAACCGCATTAACGGTGCATGCTCCCGATACTTGAACAGTAGGAAACAGTTCAAACAAATGCCTTATGCATTATTTGTAAACGGCGACAGCAGTAAAAACATCCGCACCGGTAATGCCATCATGAATGAAAAGAGCGCCGAAGTCACGCGCGCAATATTCGGACAAGGCACCAAAAGCGTAGAACGGCTCGGGAAAGGCGTTGTGCGGCAGTTTTCAAGGGGCGCCGACGGCTTTAATATCGGGTCGTGCCAATTTGCGCTGCATTATTTCTGCGAAACGCCCACCACCTTTTATAATTTCATTCGCAATGTGGCAGAATGCACCAAAATCGGCGGTTATTTCATCGGCACATGCTATGACGGTCTCACGATTTTCAAACGTTTGAAGAGCACCGCGACAAATGATAGTGTTGTTATTAACATGCCTGGATCCGCAAATAAAAAAGTATGGGAGGTCGTCAAGGAGTATTCCGCAGAAACGCTGGAAAACGACACGAGCTGTTTAGGGATGAAAATCAACGTGTTTCAGGAAACAATCGGCAAGCTTACTCCGGAATATTTGGTGAACTTCCGGTTCTTTACTC